AACAAAGGTGACTTTGGTAACATCACTACTTCAGGTGCTGATGACCATTCAATCCCTGTTGCAGCACGTTTGCCAGGTGCAACTGCACTACCAACAGATTACGTTTCACCAACAATGTTGGTTGCTCGTATGGGTCGTCTACTTGATCAACAACAAGTTGACAAAGATGGTCGTTGGATCGTAATTGACCCTGTCATGATGGAAATCTTGATGGACGAAGATTCACGTTTCCTACAATCTGAGTGGGGTGCTTCAGGTGGCCTACGTAACGGTCTAGTCATCAACAACTGGAATGGTTTCAGAGTTTACTCTTCTTCAAACCTACCATCAGTTGGTACTGGTGCTGCTACAACAGGTACAGCAAACCAAAACACTAACTATGGTGTTATTGTTGCAGGTCATGATTCTGCTGTCGCAACTGCGGAGCAAATCAACAAGACTGAGACATACCGTGATCCAGATTCATTCGCTGACATCGTTCGTGGTATGCACCTTTACGGTAGAAAAATCCTACGCCCAGAAGCGTTGGTTACAGCTAAGTACAACTTGGCTTGATAAAATAAAGGAGGGGGCTGCTTCGGTGGCCCTCTTACTCACATGAATCTAGTTTCTTCTGATTACAAAATAGTCCTTAATGACACCCACGCCTTGACTAAAAACGAGTGGGGTGGTGGTCATAGTATAGACAAGCTTCCTAGATACGAAGGTTTTTTGAAGAGCCTAGAAGTAAAAGAAATATTAGACTACGGATGTGCTAACGGTAAGTTCAAAGTCTACATGAATAAAAAGAAACCTGAGTATATTATACAAGAGTATGACCCAGGTATTAGAGGGAAGGATAAAGATCCAACTCCTGCTGACTTTGTAGTTTGTTGTGACGTAATGGAACACGTTGAACCAGACTATCTAGACAATGTAATGAAACACTTACAGAGTTTAGTTAAGAAGGGTGGGTTCTTTAATATCTCTACTAAAGAGGCAATAACTATACTTTCGGATGGAAGTAATGCCCATAAGATTGTAGAGACAGGGGAATGGTGGGTAGACCTATTTAATAAATACTTTGAAGTATTTGATGTAGAGATAAAAAGATTTGAAACAAATTTTAAAGTGCTCCCAAAAGATATTTGATACAATAGTACTTCCTTTAGATAATATAAACTCTGTTAATGATAATCTTCAGGATCATGCTTTTGAGAATACTCTGAAGAAAAGCATAGAACTAAAAGGAATGTTACATCCTATCTTAGTTTGTTTAGATAAAGATTTTAAACAAACAGATATAAGTAAGTTTGAACGTAGACCTGTACCACAAGATATTAAAGAGAAGTACAGATGTTTAATAGGGAACAACAGATATAAGTTTGCTGTAGAAAATGGTTACACTCACATTGAGTGTCATGTAGTAAAAACTTTTGAAGAAGTAAAACGTGCACACCATAAGACACAGATAGAACCTAGAAAGATGTAAGATGGCTACATACGTTGCTTTAACAAATGAATTGCTAAGACGTTTAAACGAAGTCACACTTGATACTGCAGGTGATGGCTTTGATACAGTACGTAACGTACAAGCTCTAGCAAAAGATGCTGTTAATAACTCAATTAGAAGTATCTTACAAACTGGGCAAGAATGGCCTTTCTTAAAGAATACTTACACACAGACATTAACTGCAGGTACAAAAGAGTACAGCTTTCCCTCAGATTACTCTAGCGCAGACTGGGAGACATTCTACATCAAACAGCTTTCAAGCTCTCAGAATGTTCCTTCACACTTACCTGTCATTACATATGATGAGTATATTCAACGTTATAGACAATCAGACGATGTAGGAGATTCTTCAGGTATAGCTGCTCCTACATTAGTTTATCAAACAAATGAAGAGAAGTTTGGTGTTACACCTATTCCTGACGCAGCATACGAAATTGAATATGTGTACTGGTCATATCCGTCAGATCTAACTTTATACGATGATGTTGCCATTATACCTGATCGATTCAAACATGTTCTTATTGATGGTGCTATGATGTACATGATGCGTTTCCGTAGTAATGAGCAAAGCGCAGCCATGCACCAAGGAAACTTTGAGAATGGTATTAAGTCTATGAGAAGAGTTCTTATTGATGAGCCATTAAGGATTAGATCTACTGTAGTAGAAAGAAATAATTCTTCTAATGCTATCTTAGGAAGAGTTAGTTAATGGCTGATAACTTAGCATCCTTCAAAGTATTCTGCCAAGGCGGTCTAAACACTAGTCGTGATGTGTTGTCACAAGGTGAGACTCAACCAGGATCAGCAGTTGCTCTTATTAATTATGAACCTTCTGTTACTGGTGGTTATCGTAAGATCAACGGATTTAGTAACGACTACGGTACAGTTACAGGCACAGGTAACGTCTTAGGTGTTTGTGTAGCTAATGGTGTCAACGATGGTATTCTAGCTTGTCGTACACCTTCTAGTGGATCAGACTACTTACACTACTGGGATACAGCTACATCAGCTTGGGTTGCAGTAACTACTTCAGGTTCACCTACAATGTCAGGTGTAACAAAGGTACGCTTCACTAAGTACAACTGGGGTAGTTCAAAGGTAATGCTTACTGATGGCATTAACCCTGCAGCTACATACGATGGTACAACTTATACACAGATCACACACGCAGATGCACCAACAGACCCTAAGTACTCTGCAGTATTTCAGAATCATATGTTCTTAGCAGGTGATCCTAATGAACAAACAAACTTATACTTTAGTGCGCCATATGATGAAACAGACTACAGTGCAGCCAGTGGTGCAGGTGTCATTAACGTAGGTTTTTCTATAGTAGCTATCAAGTCTTTTAGAGATTCACTTTATATTTTTGGCAGTAACAATATCCGTAAAATTGTTGGTAATAATATCTCTAACTTTGTACTACAAGAGGTTACAGACGATCTAGGGTGTATGGCTTCAGATAGTGTTATTGAGATAGGTGGTGACCTACTCTTCTTATCACAAGATGGCTTACGTCCTATTAGTGGTACAGACAAGATTGGTGACGTTAACCTAGAGACAGTATCAAAAGACATTCAGTCTATCTTTACTGACATCGTGTTTGATATTGACCTAGAAGGTTTGAATGCAGTAGTCATACGACAAAAGACACAGTTCCGTTACTTCTTTGCTGCAGCAGACTCACAAGGTATCATCGGTGGCTTTAGACAAACACCTAACGGGTTGCAGTTTGAGTATAGCCAGATGCTAGGTATTACCGCTACAGCTTCAGACAGTGGCTACATTGGTCAGTATGAGTTTGTTATACACGGTGATGCAAACGGTAAAGTGCATAGACAAGAACAAGGTAATGACTTTGATGGTACAGACATCTTTAGTGTATTCCAAACACCGTTCTTTCATATGCAAGACCCAGAGCAACGTAAAGTGTTCTATACTGTAGCTACATATCTACGTGCTGAAGGTGACAACACAATCGTTATGTCTGCTTTGTATGATTATGAAGATGTAGACACACTAAGTCCAACAAACTTTACTTTAAGCACAGAGGGTGCTGCAGCTTACTATAACGAAGCACCATATGACAGCACCGCAATCTTTGATGGTAACCCTGCCCCAGTTAAACGTACTAACATTTCAGGTTCAGGTAAGTCAGCATCATTTAAATTCGTAACTAATGATTCCAATGCGTCACACAGTATTCAGGGTCTAGTGATCACCTTTGGGGTAGGAGATCGTCTGTGACAACTAAGTACTGTACAAGTTGTAATAAACCTATAGAAAACCCTGTATCTGGACGTAAATTAAGAAGTGATACAGTTACTTGCTCTAGTACTTGTTGGCATAGAGAATATAGATCATCTGATGAAGGCTGGGCTAAAGACTCTATAAGAAAAGCTAAGAAAAGAGCTAGTGTAATAGAAAAAGGTTTTGATATTACGTGGCAGTTTTTACTTGATCTGTTAGAAGAACAAAATAGAAGATGCTCAATTACTGGAATAGAGTTTAGATTCAAAAGCGACTTTGAGGGTAGGATGGATCAATATAGGGCTTCTGTTGACAGAATTGACAGCAATAAGGGATACACAAAAGACAACGTTCAGTTAGTCTGTGCACAGGTAAATATTATGAAGCATCAATCTACAGAGAAAGAACTTCTCTTCTGGGCGACAAAAATAGTGGAAGGGCTAGTTTAAAATGGCAGGTTATTCACGTCAATCAGTAGCTGACATTATCGCTAATGCGGTTATTAAAGCTGCACCAGTTAATGCAGAGTATAACGCAATTCGTGATGCGTTTGCTTTTGCTACAGGTCACAAACACGATGGTAGCTCTACTGAAGGTGCTTACGTACCTCTGATTGCTGACACTGATGCATTAAACAAAGTTGTTGTAGATACAGCTAATAATCGCATAGGTATCTTTACTGAGGTATCTAGTGCTGCAGTAGAACAGATACGTATTCAAGATGGTGCTATTGTTCCTGTAACTGATAACGATATTGACCTTGGTACTTCATCACTAAAATATAAGAACATATATGTAAACGGTATTGCAAGTATTGGCTCCATTACCCTGTCTGGTGGTACAATAGATGATACAGTTATCGGTGGTACAACTCCTGCTGCTGGTACTTTTACAACCCTGACTGCTACCACAGTTGACCTAAATGGTGGTGCAATAGATGGAACTACTATCGGTGGAACCACAGCCGCTGCAGGTAGTTTTACTACATTAGGTGCTTCAGGTAATGCTACTGTAGGTGGTACTCTAGGTGTAACAGGTGTAACTACACTAGGCACAGCTAACATTACATCTGTAGACATTGCCTCTGGTGCAATGGACAACACTACTATCGGTGCTACAACGGCTGCAGCAGGTACATTTACAGACTTAACTGCTACAGGTACAACTACTCTTACTACAGTAGATATTAACGGTGGTGCTATTGATGGTACTGCAATCGGTGCAAGTAGTGCATCTACTGGTGCCTTTACTACACTGAGTGCTACAGGTACATCTACATTAAGCACAGTAGATATTAACGCAGGTAATATAGATGGTACTATTATCGGTGCTTCTAGTGCTGCTGCTGGTAGCTTTACAACTGTATCGACATCTGGACAGGCTACCTTGGCGACTGCTGATATTAATGGTGG